TAGTCAGGAGACTACGGGGTAATCATACTACCTAATTCGCCAAATACGCAAGCCCCCTATACCTTTTTCCACCACAACCCTGGTTTTTACCACGTATCCCAAGCGTTTTGTAGTTTTTAAGATTATGGTTTCGGCCCCCTCTGGATCCAAGCACGGGATAAAGAAGGAGGAACCTACTACAAAATTCTTCCAATTAACTCGGAAGTCCAGTCCGTGGATCAACATCTACGCTAACGGTTTTGGCTTCTTCAATGAAATGTCCTGTCTCTTGAAAGTGCGGGTTATCCATGTTGAACAGGAACGCTTCTACAGTAGCCGAAGCAATCTTAGTGCCTTTACCAAGGCGCTTATTAACCTTTCCAATATATGCTTTGTCGGCTTGCAAAGACGCTAATACGTCCTTTAAAGTAATCTGATTCTCAGAACAATACTTACGTAGCTGCTTGGCATTGATATAAATATGCTTATTGTCTGGCTCAATACGGACAAACAAATCATTAAACTTAGGCTCAAGAATAGGTAGCTGCTCCATACCAGAACGCTTGTCGGCCTCGCCATTAATAACTAATACAGCCGCACGGTGCGAGTTCATAAACTCACCGATTACGCTAGCCTGAGTTGTAGATGGGGCTTTAACTTCAGTACGCATTACTTGCAGTTCTTTGACAACCCAGTCAAATACACGTTTAATATCAAAGTCAATGATGCCTAAATCTTTAGCAATCAACGCACCAGCAATATTACATGCAACGATAGCTGACCAGAAACGCTCTCTGTTTGTTAGGCCGACAGCTTTGTCCAAGCGTTGCTGAACTTGCATGATTAAGTCGATGGCAGACTCTAGGTCGCTAACCAAATACTTAGCATACTCAACACCAGCATGGCCATAATTATCATATAAGCGATTGAAAGTTTCGTCGGCTTCTTCTTTAGTTAGGTTGCCGGTTAGCTCAATCTTGTATTCCAATAGGCGCATGAACTCGCCATCTGGTGTGGACTTAAGTGAAGATAGCTTGTCGTAAAAGGAAGCGTTAGAACTACATAGCACAATTGTTGCCCACTTGGTAGCATTAACACGCTCAGCATTTGAATGCTGTTGCATACGGTTTTTACCACGACCTTGTGATGCGCTATAAGCTAGGTCAGAAAAGTGGTCACCAGACAGTTTAGTAACTTCGTCAATAGTCACGGGCAAGTTATTCATTACGCCCATACGGTGAATGATGGAGTTCATTGTGTCTTTCCATTGCAGCATGAGTTCTTCTGGATGGCCCCATACACTATTACACATCTTAAGAATGGTTGATTTACCGGTGCCCGATGTGTTGTTAATCAAGTTGATAATGCCGCCCTTGAAGTTTAAGTGCTTAAGTAGTGGTGCACCAAACGCAGTAAAGAAACCAAACGCATGTGGTTCAAAGCCGGGGGTATCGTATACCTTAACGGTTTTCTTCCACTCTTCGTAGTCACCAGCAGGCTTTAGATAGTCAGATAAAGACCCAGTAGCGGCAGAGGGTGGGCTGTAAGCCACTTTATCTGCAGATATTTCTTGTTCCCCCACGATAAACTTCGTGTCTTTGTCGGCCCAGCCGAATTGATTACGCATAACTTCTAGCTCCATTTTGTGTTGTAAGTTTTTAGCAGATGTGATGACGTACGCCATAACTGCTTCCATTTGTTTTTTGCCACCGAGCACTCCATGAAACCCTAAGCGACCCTTCAGTAGCTCTAAAGACATTACGTCTGTGGCTGCCATAGCAAATTCTTTAACTCCATCTTTTGGTAGATGTAGTCTAAATAATAATGACTCACCTCTAGCTGGATCGTATAAGCGTTTAACGATATAGAAGTCATGCTCATAAATATTTATAGCGTCGTCCCCATTTTCATCGTCTTGGATTCTTACATAGACCCCACCATTCTTGCCTCTAAAGTACGGAAACGGATATTCTGGAATATCGAATACTTCTGTTTCGCCATCCTCGTTCGTTTCCACGACGATACTTTCCTCTGCAGCCATAACTTCGGACCCAAGTTGTATCGGACCTGATATCTGTCCCTTATTTGGGCATTCATTACACCCCGAAGGGTTAAGCTTTTGGAAAGTTTCGCAGGTATAAGGGCCTTTCGTAGAATTAGCTTTTCTCTCGGTCGCCTCTGCCGAGTATTCCGGGTGGCCCATAGATATTTGGTGTATTGCTTCATTTCTGTCTATGCAGACTGCGGCAACCGATAGTCCTGCTCTCCATAATGGCTCCTCAATAGTGTCCTGATTTAGAATAATATTCTCAAGCTGAGCGCAACCTTTACCGTTCATGGTCTTCATCATGATGGTTTTAAAACGACTTTGCTTATTACCTAATAACGCTAAGGCTGACTCGCTCATTTGGCGGGGCATCCAGTCAGGTGCAATCAATACACCAATCGTAGCTTTTATTGCTTCGTATTCCACCTCAGGCTGTATCGCAAGAATAGTCACATCAAGCGGCGGCTCATCCTTAAAGTTAAGCGTTTCAGGCACACGCAGAATAGATGCATTGTCGGCAGTGCGTGATGGGTCAGCATCGAACTCATGTTCTTCGCATAATGATTTAAGGCGCTCAGCCACTGGCTTCCACTGTAATCGATCGATTACACTAGTTAGTCTCCAGTAAGCATGAATACCACGACCTGAATTGACAATCGTCGGCAAAGGTAGGTGCACCTTTGCACAGAACTCGTTTAAGGCCGATAAGCCCTCAACTTGATCTGCATATGGCTTGCCCAAGCCACAATCGACGTCAATCCAAAAAGCTTTAATAATGTCGCCATTAGGCTGTACACGCCCTTCTTTAGGGTCTTTATATTTAGCACAAGCAAAGTACACGTTGCACTTCTCTTGTAACAACTTATCAATTTGTGCTTCTGCTTCCACGATAGTTGCGTGAAAAGTTTGCACGGGCGGTTTTGCTCCGTCTTGCCGTAAACCGACTATGCAGTAGTAGCCTTCCCCTTCGGGCGCTAGTACTTGTGTCAGTAGATCCGTTGTCGCCATATAACCTCAGAACCGAAAAGAAAAGGGCAGCAAGGGATTCGGCAATATCCCGTTTCGCTCCGTCAAGCTAGCTGCCCCCGTAGACTTACTTCGATAGATACTTCTGTATTAATTCAGCTTTGCGTGGATGGGGTTTTGATGCCCCAGTAAACCATTGATATACAGCCATGCGAGAAACACTAAATTTCTCCGCTACTTCCCACACGGGTATATCGTTAGCTATGCAATGCTGCCCAAGCCGAACCCCAATTAACTCAGGATTAGCGGCTTGAACTGCTTTGACCAAGCGATAGCTGTAGCCTCTTAGACTCATTCGGAATCGTCAGTAGACCAACCGCTCATCACGGCTTTTAAGTCACGCTTAGGTGTCGGCTCGGCCTTCTTTTCCTCACGCTTTTTAGGCTCAGGAATTGCCTCTGCTTGTACCTTCGGTGCAGCTACGGGCGCAGATAACTTCTTAACACCATCACTTTGTGCGACTGTCATAGCGATAGCATTTCTAGAAGCTGGGGTCTCGCTCAATTTAACAGCTTGTTCCCATTCGTGCTTCTCTAAGAAACGTACTGGACGGAAGAACAATTTGCCAACTGTTGAGTCCTCATCAAAGCGCATTTCAGTAACCAAGTTAATTAAGTTGTAGCCTTGTGAGCCAACGTACTTAGCATATTGGTTAAACGGCATGTGATCCAAATCACCTGGGTCTTTCATGTCATAAAAGATTGACTTGGATTGGAGAGTCATTTGATAGACATCGCCTCCCAAATCGGATGCCAAAGCTACTGCAATACGGCGGTTCTTGCGGCAAGCCTTAGTGTTACCTTGACCAGAGCCATTAATATCTTGTGCGCATCCTGTGCAAGTAGCGGACTGTGGTTCTTTGACGGAAGCATCGGGCTTCTCACCATCGTTTGACCAGCAATCGGGAGGAGCGATATCGCCCTTTGGATCCCATGCTTTTGCATAGAAGGTTCTAGAAATATGTTTAGATGCGTTAACGATTACTACTTCCAACTTGTTAGTGTTGGTTTTAGAAATCTCGGCACCATTAACCTTAAGTACGAACTTGTTTGGTCCAAGTGCAATACGTTTGGTTTGACTTTCACCACCACCCGACAGGGCTTTAGTTACATCATCAAGCTCAACTTCCTTAAGGTAGTCAGGCAGGTTTTGGTTAAAAAGGGCGACGTTACTCATTTGCTTCTCCTTACAGTTATAGCGTATGTGCGTTCCACATTTAGGCCGGCGGGATGCATGTCCGGATTCTCCTCCAAGAATTGCTTCATGTTGGTTTGGTGAATTCTTTTCTCGAGCAGACCAAATTCTTTCTGCTCATTCATAAACTCGTAAAATTTTTCCCAGTCATTAGTCCAAAAGCGTGATTTAACACCACGCATAGCTGTGCCATGTTGCGTCTTAATGCTGTCGGCACCAGTCTGCTTGCAAACCTCAAGTATCTGCTGGGAAATAATTTCTAGCTGCTCGTTTAAGTCAGCTTCTTTAGCTTCTAACTCACGACGAAGTTCGTCACGAGCGTCACGGATTTTTATATAAACTTCAACCAGTTTGTCTATGTTAGCGACGGGTTGTTCTACCGCTTCGGTATCTTGTGTCATTTCGTTTTCCTTTAAATAATTACAGGTCTTTGCCTGATGGTTACTACTTTACTATGTCAATTCTTTTTCGTCAACTTCTTTTTTGTACAAATCAATAATTTTTTCGTGTACGTCGAGTTTATTTTGCAACATATGGTATAGCTTTGTCTCTACGGGTGAACCCTTAATATGCACGATAGTCATTTTATTTTTTTGCCCCTGTCGGTCGATACGGGCATTAGCTTGTAGGTACGTTTCAATAGACGTTACTGGTGCATACCAAATGATGGTATCTGCTGCCGTTAGTGTGACACCGTGTGAAGCTGCCTGAGGTTGTATGAGGAGCACACGAGGTTGGTCGGTTTCTTGAAATTTCTTAAAAATTTCAGTTCGTTTATTTACGGGAACAGCCCCATTTATAATTTCGCAGCTAATACCTGCCCCTCTCAAATGCGCACTGAGTAGTTCTATTGTATGCGTGAACGGCACAAAGACAAGCACTTTGTGACTAGCCTCTTCGATAACTTCCTCGATAACTCGTAGGCGATTAGACACGTCAAATTCAACGACAGCACCAGTATCAGAATAGACAGCCCCACCAGAAATCTGCAGGAGTTTATTAAGGTTAATAGCAGCATTGACAGTGCTGACTTCTTCTCCATCTGCCACCATGAGCATTTCTTTTTTGAGGAGTTTGTAGTATTTCTCCTGTTGCGCAGTAAGGGGGGCGTCCCTGAAAACATGTGTCACCTCTGGTAGGTCTAGGCAATCTTTCTTCTCAAATCGGATTGCTGGTTGAAGGGCATTAAATACAGTTTGTTGGGCATCTGGTTTTGGTAGCCAGCGATACTTGCTAATATTGACCATAGTCTGGTCACGGAAAGAACCAAAGAATCTAGGTACATTGTCG